GGCCACGGATTAAACGAACCAGATACAAATCGTTTAGCTAGAGGCATCGCATCAGAGTCTCATCAATCTCTTATTGAACGCAGATTGTCCAAGCTAACTGATATTCCTATCGCAACCAAACCTGACCTCACAACCACCTCTTTTCAATCAACGCAGGATGTACGAGGAACTTGGTCTGAGCCCGATCCCAAAGGTATTGTTGAGAATGCAAACCCATACATTTCTGCTGCGTATCCATACAATCATGTATTCGAATCTGAGTCCGGTCATATCACAGAAATGGACGACAGTCCAGGCGCCGAACGAATGTTTCGTCAACATAAAGCAGGAACATTTGAAGAGATACATCCTGATGGTAGTGTTGTCACCAAAATTGTTGGAAATAACTATGAGATTGTTATTGGTAGTGAAGCCATTGTCATCAAGGGGCCTCGATACATCACTGTTGAGGGTTCAGTAAGAGAACTCATCAAAGGTGATTACATACAAGAGATAGAAGGAGACTTTTATCAGAAGATACATAAAAATCATCGTGTTAAGGTAGGTGCTAGTGGCACAGGCAATCTTGAGGAAGAGATTCTTGGCAATCATGGATATAATATTAACGAGGATGTCAAGGGTCGTATCGGTGGTGATGTAATTATCAATTCAGAGAAGTCTAAGTTTGACATTATTAATGGACAATATATGCTATCAGTTGATGGTAAGACAAATCCGACTTCAAACAGTTCAGGTAGTGGTATTATGATATCATCTGGTTCTGATTATGTATTGGATGTTGCTACTAATATTTCACAATCAACTATATCAGGTATTGTGTCTGTCATGTCTGGCTCCACTTTGAATATGAAGTCAAACCTTGCAATGACAATTAATTCAGAACATAGCATATCTGCAAGCGCACCGATAAACCCGACTGCTGATCGACCGGGCACAATAGCAATTAACGGTACAAGGATTGACTTGAACTAAAATGAACGGAACATTTATTATAAAAGAGGGGAACGAACTTATAACATACACAAAGTATGAAGACATACCAATGGTATTTGATAATGTTATAAAGTTTGAACCAGAATGGCCAGAAGGCCCACATACAGATGATGAACATGAATACATGGAAACTTTTAATGATAAGTTGAAAGAGTTGATGAAAAGGGAGAGAACATATGCCAGCAGTAACTAGAATTGGCGATGCAGACGTAGCACATTGTTCTGGTATGACTAGAGCAGCTGGTTCTGGTAATGTCTTTGTAAATGGTATTGGTGTAAGCAGACAAGGTGATAATAACACAGGACACTTGTTACCACCAAATGTTCCACCTTGTGCATCACATTCAGCTCCAATTGCAACGGGTTCATCGACTGTCTTTGTCAACGATAAAGGTGCTGGTAGAATTGGTGATGGTATTAGTGGTTGCACTTCTGTTGCTGAGGGAAGTTCCAATGTATTTGCCGGAGGTTAGATATGGTTGATTTTTCAAATTTAAATTTATGTGGTGCTAGCACAGAACTGAATAATGTTCTATTAAAGTTAGAAGACGCAAGGGCTAATATTATAGCAAATCTTAATGAAGATGCTGCTGCTGCAACGGCTGCGTTTGCAGAAAAAAAGAATGAACTTGTAGGATTGGTAAATGAACTGCAAACTATTGAAATACCAACTCTGCCCGTATTAAATTTACAAGCAGAGGTAAAAAACTTAACTTCCCTTGTACCGGATTCTCCTGTGTTCCTTTCTACCCTTGCAAAAATTAAATCTGAATTTGGAGATGATTTAACTGCTATAGGACTAGAGTTGGATGATCTTGTTGAATCAGCAGTTGCATCATTACCTTCTGGTGCGGCAACAATAGATTCAACAGAGTTGGATAATGTTGTTCAATCAGCAATTGAATCATTATCTTCTGGTGTAAGTTTTAACGCATCAAATTTGCAATCACAAATAACAAACTTAACTTCTTATGAACAGGGTTCTTCCCAATATACTTCTGCCCTTGCAAAAATTAAATCTGAATTTGAAGCTGATTTAACAGCATCAGGTTTAAAGTTGGATAATCTTGTTGAATCTGCACTTGGCATATTATCGTCTGCTGCGATTGAAATAGAAGAGGCCATAGATATTTGTGCCAATATTCCAAATCTTGAAAAAGAAACTGGTAGTTCTAAAGCAGCAGTAGAAAAGGCTACGGCAGTACTGCAAGCTTCAACATCATCGACAATTGAAACTGTATCCGAGATAGTAGAAAATGTAAATGTTGATGCAAACTTTGTGGTGAATTATAACAATAAAATAGATTATTCAGTTTCTACAACTCCATTAGAAAAGAATATTGGTGCCTTCAGGATTGCACAGGGAAATAGCAGATTAAGCACATCTTCTTCAGCAGGGGCAGAACAAAAAGCTATTTTGCCGGGGACGGGAACTAATGTTACACCTACAATTTCCACTGGATTTCTACACAAGCGCATTACTATGTGGGAAAGATTTAAACTTTCAGATATACAAATAAGCACATCAAGTTTGAAGTTCACTTTAAAACACCCTAGTATTAAGATCAACTATATTAAGGTATGTCCATCTGAACAAGAGGTAGCTACTTTTTTTCGTGACACTGAATTATTAGGGAATAGGACGAGGTATCCAAAAGATATTTTGCGATCTCAATGGTATCGAGAAAGGGCACCATACTATGATAATCCTGATGGCCCGCATATGGTTCGTAGCATACCGGACCTCGGAAACATAACAATAACTGGTAATGAACTTGAGATTAAAATCCCTCCAACTTTTACTATTAGAGAACATCCGGGTAATATTGCAAGTATTCCTGCTTTGGAAGCAGTGGAGCAAGCTGACGGAAATTTTTTGCTTGTTGAAATGCCGGGTAAGTTTAGAAAAAAGTTTCGGCGCATCGGTGATGATAGCAAACTTAATAAAAGGTATGGTGGATTTGCCGCAGAAATATCATATGAATATCTTGATAATTATGATGCCGATCCCAAATCAAATCCGATTAATCCTACTGTTACAGAAATAGAACCTGCTGCTCCTGTAACAAGAAAGAAAAATAATCTTGGTCCTATTGAAAACACCATTGAAGAAGAAGGTGGATATCAAGCTGATCCAACTGACTTAGGTAATTACACAAAGGAAAACAGACAAGGAAAACTTCTTGGGACTAATATGGGTATTACTCCTAGAGAATGGGCAAAATATAAACGTGTTGGTGTAGATACTCTAACAGCTGATGATATAAAGAATATCACACATGATGAAGCTGTTGGTTTCTATCAAGACAGATTTAAAAGGTTTGGTGTAGATAAATATCCCGTAGAAGTTCAATATCAAATCTTCGATATGACAACTTTGCATGGAGGATGGAGAAAAATTGTACGGGATGCTAGGGCCAAACCCGGCGGAGTTACAAATAATAATTTGGTTGAGGCAAGACTTGAATACTTCGATGCACTAATTAATAGAAAACCAAAATTGGCAAGGTTTAAAAATGGTTGGTATGCTAGGGCAAAAAGGTTCAGAGATGACGGAACTTCCAGTACTTCGAGCGTAGCAGTTGCTTCGTCGAGCGGAGCAGCTACTTCGACGTACCAGTCAACGCCGGCATTGGCGGCACCCGTACAAGCAGAACGATTACCACCTAAAGGTATCGGTACAGTAGCATTTACAAAAATAACCATACGCAAACTACCGCTTCAACCTGAACTTATGAATATTATACAAACAGCTGCAGCAAAAACTGGTTTGCATGTTATTATACACTCAGCCGGACAACCTGCAAGTGGCGTTAACGGTAGAGATAGGTTAGGTTCCAAAAGACATAATGATGGATTTGCTGCTGATATATGGTTATACACACCCGAAGTATACACCTCGAACTTGGGCAAAAATCGTTTATCAGTGGTGAGCGATATAAAATTGGTATCTGATTTTTCAAGAGCATTAAAAGCTGCGGGTATAATATCAATTGGTGCAGGGCCAGGTTATATGAATAATTTTGGTATACATATCGATATTGCACCAGGCAATTCAGTCAGTAAGAATGCAAAAACATTTTGGGGTGCCGGTGGGTCAGTGAATACTGCCCCAACGTGGTTGAAAAATATCATGGTGTAAAGATTAAAACAACAGAGAATACACATCATAAATACAAATACATAATAGATATATGACGGAATAAAAATACATCAGAGAGTGTATAAATATAATAAAAGGGAATACTTATGTCAAAGACCGCATATACTGATGGTACATTTCAAGGTGAAGAAAGAGCGGCTCAGCTATATTCCGATATTGATTTATTCTTTGGTCCTAAAATTGGGTCAAAGGATGTTTCTAAAATTACTGACTTTCTTGCAGTCAAAAGGTCTGTAAGAAATCTTGTATTAACAAATTTTTATGAAAAACCTTTTCATCCAGAAATTGGTTCTGGGGTCAGAGATATTTTATTTGAGCCTATGACTCCGATTACGGCATATGTTTTAACTATGAAGATTGAAGAGGTTATTGAAAATTTTGAACCTAGAGCTCGTCTTGTTGGCGTTAGAGCAACACCCAATCTTGACAACAACGCATATGAAGTAACCATTGAATTTTATGTTGTTAATGCTCCCACAGAACTTGTGAACATGGAAGTTCTATTAGAGAGATTACGATAATGGCAGCAACAAGAAAAAGACTTAATGTAACAGAACTTGACTTTGATGAAATTAAAGACAATTTAAAAATCTTTATGCGAAATCAAACAGAGTTCAAAGACTATGACTTTGAGGGTTCTGGTCTTAGTGCGCTTCTGGATGTTCTTGCATACAATACTCACTATCTCAGTTTCAATGCGAACATGCTTGCAAACGAAATGTTTCTTGATTCTTCTCAACTAAGATCAAGTGTGGTTTCCCATGCAAAAACTTTAGGATACACCACTCGTTCTGCCACAGCTGCAAAGGCAACTATTGATATATTTTTGAATACATCTAACTCCAGTGCAACTATGCCTGCGGGAACAGTTTTCACAACTAGTGTAGGCGATACATCTTATCAGTTCGTAACTGTGCAAAATATTACTGCATTTTCTCAGGGTTCTACAATCATATTTAGCGGGGTAGAAATATCAGAGGGCAGTTATGTTGCAACTAGATATACTGTTGATAATCAAAATGTTGAACAGAGATTTCTTATTAACGATAATAGAGTAGATACAACAACTCTTACAGTTAACGTACAAAATTCTGCATCAGATACTACAACATTTTCATATACTTTAGCAACAGACATTGCCGAACTAACTTCTACATCTAATGTTTATTTTCTTCAAGAAGTAGAAGATGGCAAATATGAAATATATTTTGGTGATGGTATTCTAGGCAAAGCAGTAGAGGATGGTAATGTCGTTATATTGAATTATGTTGTTACCAATAAGGGTGCTGCAAATGGTGCATCTGTCTTTGTTAGTGCAGCTGCAATTGATACTGTTAACAATGTCAATGTTAGAACAGTGGCCCCCTCTGCTGGTGGTTCAGAACCAGAAACTATTGAGTCTATAAAATATAACGCACCATTAGACTATGCATCACAGGGGCGATGTGTTACAGCAGAAGATTATAAAACTTATGTTAGGCAACTCTTTGCAAATACTCAATCGGTTTCTATTTGGGGTGGAGAGGATGGTTCATTTAATAGTGTTACTGGTGTATCAGACATTGCAGAGTATGGTAAGGTATTTATTAGTATCAAATCAAAAACTGGATTGAATTTAAATGAGATTCAGAAAGCACAGTTGGTTACAGATTTATCTCCCTATACTGTTGCGTCTCTCACTCCTGTAATCGTAGACCCATCAATTCTGAGCATTATACTTAACGTCACTTTTAAATTTGATAGTAATGCAACAACAAATAATAGAGAGTCTTTGGAAACACTAGTGTCCAATACTA